CAACGTAGTTTTTAGTGGTTGCGTGCGAAGCAGACGATGGTTCGCCTACGCCAAAAGGACCACTTGCGTAGTTGGTGTTACCGAGAATAGCACTGTTACCAGTACCAACCAGTGTATCACCGGCCGTAGTACCGGATGCCATTGATCCGTTAATCTGGACGTAACCCGAGTTGGTGTTTGTACGGTCGTCGTTGATGACGCCTGTACCGTTTGCGAATGCACAACCAGAGATGTTCAAGTTGTGGCATGGGTAATCGAGAGCACCACCAGTGCTGACATCGGTCAGCCATAAGGCATTTGTTGCAGTGTTGAATTCACAGTTTGTGATCTTGATCTTGTTGGAACAGTTAAGCTTTATCCAAGCCGTAGGAGTTCCGGATGATGCCGTGAACCAACAGTTGCTAATCCAGCACTGTGTTTGGTAATTCAGTGTAATGCCGACACCAGTACCAGTAGTGGAAATATTGCAACGCTCAAGGTAGATACCACCAGGAATGTTCGAGGCAGTAGGTGCGGTCGTGTGATCCCAGGTAGTGTTGATTGAGTTGGTCGAGGTAATGAAACGACAGTTGACGAACTTGATCGTGTCCTGGTTTGTCAGCATGAAGGCGTTTGTTGTGGTGTTATTACCCTCGAATGTGATGTTCTCAATGTGGACGTCGTGCTTCAGGGCTGCGTTGCTTGCAGGGTTGGATGAACCTGTCATCGTGAACATGCTCGTGAGAGTAATGCTTGCTGCTGTTTTCAGGATTGTACCACCAGCAGACTGGCGGGCCATACGCTCACCAATAAGTGACACGTTCTCTGGAAGTACGATTGTGGAGGCGATACGGTAGGCGTTTGTGCCACCGAGTAGGAATACCACACCACCACCGGCTGCGTTTGCCGCATCGATGGCTGCCTGGATTTCTACATCATCAGCAGTACCGTCACAGACATAATCCGCAACACGCGTGCTGTCGCGAGTAACCACTGCCCTAAATGGACGGGCGAGATCCTTCGCGTATGCAGCGTTGACCATAATCCATCCATTGGCGACTGGCTTGGCACTGGTGCCATCCTGTCCCCTAGTAATGGTGAATGTGTTGGTGCTACGGGCCGTCACGAGGACTTTTTCCGAGTTGAGAGTGTTCGTGAGCTGACCGGCTGGTGCCAGTGTAGCGTAGAACGGCGCATTAGGGAAGAGGGCACCCTCTCCTGTCTTCAGGGTAAGGGTAGTTCCCGAACTTGCTGGAGATGGAGCGGTGACAATCGTGCCTGCTGCAAAATCTTTGATGTTAGGCATCTACGGTAATTATCCTTTTGACGGTTCTCCCGTCCTTGTTTTTATATTCAAAGCCGACATTGTAGCTCTCCACGTATGGATCCTGTGCCACGCCGTCTATGTAATCCTGGGCAATATTGCGGAAGTATATTAGCTTTCTGTCAACTGAGGTCTCGCAGTTAAGCTTGAAGGGGAACCCACCTAGGGAGAATTCTCCAGTAGTGAGATCGAGTGATACGAGTTGGGTATCATCTTCAGGTGGTACGAGCAGGAAGTGCTCGAGTGGAGACTTATCTTGATAGTCTAATATATCGCGGAATGCAGACGGATTGTGGTCTGCTGTGTCGTCATGTTTAGTGTAGCGGTCATCTTCGGGCTGGGCTATAATATGCCCGTCCTCGAAGATAGCCGTCCACAAGTATTTGAGAGGTTGCTTTACTGTACTCATTGTATTGAATGCCTTTCTTTAGTTTTCCGAGTATCGGAGAGTTAGCGTGAGAACATCGGAGTCACCAGTTGGTGCTGCTCCGGTAGTTCGTGCCTGTGTAACGAGATACTGTGTGTATCCTGCTGCTGATAGAGTAGCCGTTGGGCTAGCACCTTCAGGACCTACAGTGGAGAACAGAACAGCGGCACCGCTTGTAATAGCAGTGACAGAGCTGATGTCCGACAGTCCAGCCGTGGCTGATTGGGAAGGTGTTGCGTAGGAGCTTGTTACCGCACCAAATAGGGTTACGCCGGTTGGTAGAACACCAGCCGTGTGGGCCCATAGACCGTTGCTGATTTGGTTGAAGGTTCCCGTAAACTTACCGAATTGGTATTTAGGGAAGCTGTTTTCGCCCGCGTTAACAGGAGCAGTGGCGTAGCCAGTTGCAACGTCATCGACGGCCTTCCAGTTTACTTGAGTGACCGCAGTTGTTCGCGAGGTACCCTTAGCAGGAGAACCAGTAGCTGCACCGTTGTCTTCATTGTATTCAAAGGTTGCTGCCATTATTTTTCCTTGTGTTAGTATTTCTTAAAAAAATAACCTCCTCCCATATTTGAGAGGAGGTTAAGTATTTTTGTGTTATCGTGTCCAAGATTAGACAGTACGGGAGATAACAACTGCGTGGTCGTCACGAAGGACTTTGGCACCAAGGAGAGTTGAACCAGTGATGATATCAGCTTTCTTGATGATGTCTCGGTCGTATTCGATTTCAGGCTTGATTTGTACAGCAACTGCGAATGCAGATTTGTGTGCAAGTAGGAACTTGTAAGAACCACCTGAGGTTGCGACAGCGTTGGTTACGTATACAGGTGTACCGTAGATTTCACCAACAAGACCCTTGCGACCCTTTACGAGGCCAGCTTCACCAGTCTCTTTGTAGGCTGTGAATTCAGGGATTTTACGGAGGTCAGCACGACCTCGACCATTGACAATGAGGAAGCGGTCGTCTTCTGGGACGTTTTTCTCGTCAAGAAGAGCATGTGCATCAACGATTGATTCAAAGGTTAGGGCTGCGATAGCTGCAGGTTGGTTGCCAACTGCAATTCCAGTCCATTTGCTCATAATGTATGAGTCGATAGCAGTAGCGAGTGCACGACCACCACGCTCAACGATAGGCTGGCGAAGTTCGTATGCAGACTGCTTTTTAATTACGTCCTGGTAGGCTTTTGCGAAACCGACGTATTTGTCGATTACAAGAGTATCTTCAGAGACGGTAGCTGCGGTAACAGTAAGACCGACAGTTTCGTCGATGTCCTGCGTAGCAAATTCGTCCATGCTTTCGATGTGAACAGTGTCACCTTTTTGTAGGAGTGCACTTTCGTACTGGTGGCTGACCAGGTTAAGCATGACGAGGTTGTTTGTACGGTTCTCTTGGAGCTCTGGAGCCCAAACTTCTGGTACAAAACCGGCTGTGTTTGCTTTTACATTCATTTTTGTTAGTATCCTTAGATATTGTGTTTAGTAGATTTTAGTATAAATCACCACGGGCCAAGGCTTCGTCAACGGCTTTACGCTGAGCAGGATCACTTGGATCGTACTTAGTGTCCAACCACTCACGGGTGATCTTTGGAGTAGATTCACCTTGCATAGTTGCGTGGGCTTGCCCAGCACTAGCGACCTGTCCCTTCCTAATAGAATCTCTTTCCTCACGGCGACCTTGTTCTACAGCTGCTGTGGTGTCACCAACTCCCGACTCCAAACGAGCGAGGTTGTAAAGGGTAGGTAGATCTCGGGATAGATTGAAAGCATAGTCCTTGCCGAATTGTTCGGCTTTTTGGGCTATAATTTCTACCATCTTTGGTTCTAGGGAACGGTCAATGCCGTCCTGGCCAAAGAATTTATCTGTCTCTCGTTCGTACTTGTACTGACGGAAATCAAGTTTGAATTGTTCATCCTCGTTTGCGGCCGGAGCATTCAGCTCGTCTGCGGCATCGGTGATCTTCTTTTCATTACCTGGGTTTCGTGCAGCCTTTTGGTTGTCCCTTGCTATCTTCAATAGACGCTTTTCATTGTCTGTTGCAGTAGCGAGGTCAATACCTTGACTTTTAGCAAACTTAGCAAGACCATCATCAGTCTCATCAGCTCCGCCATTTTCTTTTGTTTGTTTTGGTTGTTCGGCGGTGTTGTCTGTTGATACTGTCTCTTGCGATTGCTCACCTGAGATAGCTTCCTGACTGTTGACATCCGCCGTGTTATCAACTGGTACTTGTCCGGTAGGCTCATTTGAGGCCGGTGCAGCAGTCGATTCTCCGGTAAGGGATTCTGACATCTAGGATACTCCTGTGTATTTCTATTATTTCTGTGATTTTTCTACGCTTCAGAATTGACGTATTCCTCTACGTATGTTTTAACTATATCAATTCCTCGAGCATTTTGCAATAGGCTGGAG